CCCTGAATACTACATCTAAACCCACTAAAAAGGAAACACATGAGCGTAAAACTCTTAATCTCTGGCGAGTCAAACGCCGGAAAAACAACCCTAACAAAATCACTAGTCGACACACTAGTAGTCAGTCACGACGGTAAAAAGTATGGCTTTCCTGTACCTCACATCACAGTACCTACTTTTGACTCAACAGCAGATCTAATCGAACTAGTCAACAGCAAGATAGTCGCCTACAAAGACAAGTTTGGCTCTTATCCAAAAACAGTAGTCTTTGACTCTGTATCGAAAATCTTCGATACAATGCACAACAACTGCAACAACAAGTACACAGGCTATAAAATATATGGCGAATTGGACAAAGAAATCTCTGCGTTCACGACGTATATCGAAAACACTCTTATCGCCAGCAACATGAACGTAATCTTAATCTCGCACGCACTTTACGACCCAGACACCGCTAAATACACTCTAGTAGGCAAAGGCTCTTTCAGCAAGAAAGGCGGTTTCTTATCAGAAGTAGACCAAGCCATCTTTATAGAAGCTAAAGCCGCAAAAAGACTAGTCCATTTTAGGTCTTCTAAATTTCCTGCTCGTACCCTACAAGACGACGATCCAGATTCAATCGACGTAGCAAAGTTTAATCTTCAAGACTACGTTACAAAGCTAGCCAGCACTCAAGAGTCTGTTGATGAGTTCGAGCTATGAAACAATTCATAATTAACGCACCTCGTATATCTGTGGGCCTACGTAGGACCTACAACATGAAAATAGAAATCTACGAGTACGATCTTGACATTAAACAAACTATTTGTCATTATCGTACAAAACTCGGAAAATGGAAGAGCAAACCTATTAATGACGACCAACCCAAGTTAGCACTTACGACACTAACTCAAGTACTAACAACAGACGTAAGCTATCATCGCACCTTAGCGTTTAGCACTTTTGAAGAAGCCCTAATAGCTAAGATATTTTTAATCAACAAACTTCGTAATGGTTATCTTCACACCATTGAGGATATTAAACAGAAAATGGAAAAAAATTGTCCTGACGTATCAGACGAACTCAACGAGCTAAAGAAAAAGCACGCAGAGCTATTTGTCTAAAAGGTGGGCGTAAGCCTTAATCCGCCTCCGAAACGAGCCTAAACTAAGCAACTCTAAAGGAAAAACATGAAACTTAAAGTAACAACAAACGAAAAAGCCCTTGAAACTTTCTCAAGCGACTTTATCTCTAAATCAGGCGTTTATGACGTCACTATCAAATTCGCTTCTGTAGCTGTATCAAAAAGCGGAGCAGAATCAGTAAACTTCAACGTAGACTACAACGGCAACCCTACCACACTCTATGGACCATACTACCAAAGTAAGGATGGTAAAACACTAGAGATCGGAGCTAAAATCATCAACAACTTAGCCGTAATTGCAGGTATGGGTGATGGCGATGACTACATCATAGAGGAAGAAGAACACGCAGTAGGCAAAGACAATAAGCCTCAAACCTTCTCTGTAATAACTAACTTTACAGATTTACCAGTAAAAGTCCACGTACAAGAAGAGTACTCTATTAATCCTAATACTAACGAAATTCGCAAGTCTCTAGTAATTAAAAACTTCTTCAGAGAAGATGGCGCATCAGCAAAAGAAGTCGTAACTGGTAAAGACATTGGAAAACAACTAGCCCTCATAGAGGAAAAGTACGCTGACAAAGTAACCTACAAAGATGGAGTTACTCCTGAAGACGTAGAGAAATGGGAAACCGCTAAAGCTGAAGGCAAAAAAGCACCTGCAAAATCAACACCAAAAGCAAAATCAGCACCAGCAAACTCACTGTTCACGTAACAGAAGCAATCTCTAGTACAACACATTGAGGCTGTTCTACCTTAGCAGCCTCTTTAAACACCAACCTAAAACTATTTACTTAAAGGACTAGCTTGAAACCATCGTTAACTGATGAACAACACCTAATAATAGACTATATAACAAACCATGCAAGCAAGGAGACAGCCAGTGAAGAGCTCGTATTAATCGACTCTGTTGCTGGCTCCTAACACTGGAAAAACTACTTTGCTGGTAGCCATAGCTAACGCAGTTTCGCACACTAATGGCCTTTATCTAGCCTACAATCGTAGTGTGGCTATCGAATCCAAAAGAAAATTTCCGTCAACAACAACCTGTTCTACTACCCACGCACTTGCATATCAAGCAATAGTAAAATCGTTAAAACTGAAAATCGGTACTTTTTCTTATAGGGACATAACTGAACGCATTAAGTATGAACAAAAATGTCAAATTATCGACACAGTTCGCGCATTCTGCCTATCAAAGTACGTATCTTTTACAGAGTACGCAACACAACACGATTTGCCTCTACTCTACACAAAGCTAGTACCAAAGTACCTAACCCTAATGCAAGAAGGCAAAATCGAATGTACTCACGATTTCTATTTAAAACTGTTTCACATTCTCTTGCACAACAACGAAATTCATTGCGACCCTTACGATTTCGTAATGTTGGACGAAGCAGGAGACCTAAACGAAGTAACACTAGAAATATTCAAACTACTACCCACGAAACTACGCATAGCTGTAGGCGATAAACATCAAAACATTTACATGTTTAACGACACCATCAACTGTTTTAAAGTGCTTGAAAGTCAAGGTAAACTATTTAAACTAACTAAGTCATTTCGTGTGTCTAAAGACATTGCAACCAGAATAGAGTACTTTTGCAAAGCTTACCTAGACCCTAACATAGAGTTTAAAGGCACAACATCTTTAGACGCCAACATCAAAACTAGCGCATTCATCGCTAGAACAAATGGTGCACTAATTCAACGCATGATCGAGTGCAATAACGACGGCATACCGTACTCATTGATGCGTAAGGCTAAAGAGATATTTCGATTACCATTAATGATTTGTGCGCTAAAACCTCAAGGCTTTATCACTGATCCTGCCTACAAGCATTTACAGACAGATATAGACTTGTGGTACGAAGACTCAGAGCTACGAACACTCTACTCTAATCCATTAACATATATCTTAGCTCAATATCCAGACGACTTACCACTACAGCAAGCCATAAAACTCATACTAAAGCATCGAAAAAACACAATTATCGATACCTATGAGATTGCTCGTAAGCATGAAACACAACAGCACGATTACGTGTTAGCCACTGCTCATTCTTGCAAAGGCGCTGAGTTTGACGAAGTCACACTAGCTGACGACATCAACACATCAGTAGAAAAGCCTATTAATCTGCTATTACGTGGAGTACCTTTAAACGCGCTAGAACAAAAACAACTAGAAAATCTAAACTTGTACTACGTAGCTTGCACTAGAGCTGCTAAAAAGCTAAACAATGCCAAATGGCTATACATATAAAGGAATGACGATGAAAAAACCATTATTAGATATGTTACAAAGACCTATTAACGTAGGAGATCAAGTCTTAGTAAAAGGCTATAATAGTACGGATTACATACTTGTAACAGTGCAGTCTACTGCTAAAGTCAATATATATGTTACAATGTCTGCTTATGATTTTACTCGAGACAGTGCCGGTCACTGGACACGAAACAAAAAGCAAAGACGTCTGGCTCGTCACCCATCTCAAGTAATAGTTGTTAACGAACAATTAGCACACAACAGAGCTCATTGGCCAGAGTACGCCGTATAGAATGGACCAACTATGTTAACACCAATAAAAGTAGCCTACCAATCAACAAGCTCTGTTTATCAAGCTAATCAATGGCTACAATCTCTACCAGCCTTAATCGCTTGTGACTTTGAAGCAGCAGTAAAGTACACCCCAGAGCAAATTGAACAATTCAAACAACAACTAGAACAAGCTACCACTAATCGTCAGCGTATCCAACTCCTATCTAAAATAGAGGCAACAGCCTTAGACCATCCATCACACGTAGACTTGACCCATCTACAAATAGCCATCTCACCATCAGAAGCCTACGTGTTTATTCTAGACAACAAACCGTTACGCGAGCGAGTATTGACATTTCTAACAACCACAACAGCACGTCAGATTTGGCACAACGCTTCATTCGACTTTAAACACATTCATTACCACACTGGCAAGTTTCCAATCGAGTATGAAGACACAGCACTTTTAGCAAAATCAATCTTAAACCATCGTTGGCCAAACCTAGCAAAAGTAGGCTTAAAAGACTTAGCTGGCAAATGGTACGGTAACTGGGCAATCTCTCCTGACAACTTTACAAAAGACCAGATGTACGACTCTACTGTCTTACTCTATGCTGCAACAGACGCTTGTGCTACCTACCGTTTATGGCAATCACTAAAAGACTACTGTAAATCCCAACTCAAAGAGGAGCAACCATGAACACATCAGCCGATTACAGCCCTTGGGACTTACTACCAGCTCCAGAACCTCGCACAGTTTCTCCGCCCTACGGCTACTTCTACGACAAAGTCTTAAAACATCTAGTAAAAGACACTGTTCGCATAATGAACAATGGCCTACCCATAGACCTAGACAAAGTCGAAGAACTAGAGGTAGAGTTAGACAAAATCTTAACCAATGTACGAGAATCACTAAACAACAACAAGCTCATAAAACAGTACATGCAACAACGGCATAAAACTCTAGTCAATAACTACATAGAGGACCGTAAGTCAAAACTACGGCAATCTTCCTCTTTCTTAGTGCCTTTCAAGCCTAAGGACATTAACCATCGTAGCTATTTTATGTACATCTACGCTAACGAGCAAAAGCTAACCCAACCTACAGTCTTGCTCCCTACAGGTATTCCTAAGTGGGACGCTCGTACAGTAAAAAAACTATCAGCAACTCGACCATTACTACGTAAACTGCTAGACGGGTCTATCTCTAGCACTCATCCTACAGTAGTAAAGGCTATGCATTTTTTAGCTAAACACAAAGCCGAACTGCACAACCGTAAGTACCTAGACCAAATCGAAAACCCTGACTTACCCTTACCAGAGTTCAATCCTGGCTCTCCTGATCAAAAAACCGAACTCTTCACTATGCTAGGCTTAGAGTCAGAGGCAACAACCCAAAAAGGCAAACCATCATGGAATCGTGACAATATCGAACGAGTCAACAAAACAACAACCGACCCAGAGCTCAAAGCTTTAACTCAAGTCTTAATCGACTATTCCTATGGTGCAATAATTAAAAACACATTTATCCCTGCATTCTACCGGTACACAGTAAACGGTAGACTACATGGAGAACTTAAACTAGCGGGTGCAAAATCTTACCGCTTTACAAGCAAGAAACCTAACATGCTTAACGCGCCTTCAACTAAATCTATCTATTCAAAACACATTAAAAAGTGTTTTGTTGCACCTAAAGGCTACGTAGTCTACGCGATAGACTTAAGCGCCCTTAACTTTTCGGGGGTCCTATGCAGAAATGTATAGGTAATAATGGAACTTAATTCGGGGAAAGCTAAGTACTCAGTATATGCTAATCCCGAGCAATACCTTATGGTAGTGTGTAGAGACTATTCCCGTACGGGAAGTAGGCTTCAAGCGAAGTCAAAACAGTTCCTATCCTAACAGATAACGCTGAGGATAAAGAGATAGTCCGATACTCTTGGAAACAAGAGAGCAGAGTAGCGACCTGCACAACAAAATGCGAAGATCGAGTTATGGCTTCTCTATCTAGAGACAAAAACAAATGTCGTCTATTTATAGACAAACTAGATGGTCATTGCCTAAACGCCTACGGATATTTTAACGAAGAAATAGCAGCTCAAATGCCTCTTACTGGCGATACTGCTACTGACGTAAAAAAGTTTTATGAATTAGTAGAGTCAGGCCACACCGAACTAAAAGCTATTCGACAAAAAGGCAAACCTGCGACGTTAATAGCAAGCGTCTTCATACAGTAATGTATGTCGAAAACTATACAAATCATGGAAACCCCAAACAGATTAAGCTGTGGGCAATCATGAGGAAAGAAACCTTAGCTAAGTCTATTTAGATATGCGAAGATGGAGTCCGCAACGACTATCCCTAACGGGAGTACACTCAAGCGAGTGGAAACGTATAGCATCCTGAAAAGGATGATGATATAGTCTCATCTGCATGGAAACATGCAGCAGTTCCTAAGAGAACGGGTATAAGAGTAGCGTCTTATATCGAAGACAATGTTGGCCTTAACTACGGGGCTTACCCTAAAAAGGTAGCCGCTAGTCTTAAAATCTCTGTCGAAGAAGCAACAAAAATTTTTGACCGTTACCACAACGAGCTGTACCCTGGCGTAACCGACTATAGAGAAAACTACGTCTTAAAAACAGCGAAAGAACATAGCCGCATCCATATGGGTTTAGGAGCCTACCTAAAAACAGACGACCCAGAAGCAGATATTAGAACACTAAACAACGCTACGTGTCAGTTTTGGTCTATCGTAACTCTCTTAACAATAAACAAAGTCCATCAATGGATAGACAAAAACAATCTAGCTAAAGACATCATCTGTACATCAACAATCTACGATAGCATTTATTACGTAGTCAGAAAAGACGCTAGCATAATTAAAGCTCTTAATGACTACATAGTGCCGGTAATGACAGCAGACTTTATGGAAAACCAAACTATCCCTAACGAAGCAGTAGGTGAAATCGGTCCTAATTGGGCTGAACTAACACAAGTACCTAACAATGCCTCATTAGAACAAATTCAAGCAATCTTAAACGAAATGGAGTAACAATGGCACATTTTTATGGAACAGTTCAAGGACATCGAGGAGAAGCCTCTCGTCTAGGAAGCAAAGCCTCTGGCATATCTGCTACTGCTAGTGGTTGGAATATCGGAGGCGAAATTCGAGCTGTCTATGACGAGCAACTAAAAACAGACGTAGTCCGTTTATACGTTACACACGGTAGCAATTCATCAAGATCTACGCTAGTAGCGTCTTTTGCCCGTGTTGATAACAAACTGCAACTACTAGAGACTAAGTATCCAGAAATGGCTATCTAAAATCGCATATAGTAGCAACACGTAACTTGTCAAGCACTAAGGATTATCATGATTACAATTTATGTTCCAAAATCGTCTGCTACTAGTTATATAGCAGTAGACCATAGCAACAACACTCGTACTATATCTACGTCTAGTCTCTCTCAACTTGCAGCAGTTGGTACGGATCCAGGATTTATGTACGATGAAAAACTACAGCGAAAAGCATTTTTAAGAAACTCTAAAGTCTTTTGTACTGTAAACTCCCTAACTGACTTAGAAAAAGACTACCCAGAATTATTTATTTAGGAGCCATTATGACAATCCCAATCTACGAACCTACGCACTGCGGTATTCGTGTAGGACCTTACAAAGGACGTATTGTACGTAGCGCTGAACACTGCCGTAGCGCTGCTATTCACTACGATGGCGACCTCGGTCATTCAACATTTACTGTCTCTTTGTTATTTAACCCTGAAACTACCTACGACCGAATGCGTATTAGGAGCAATCCTGAAGCTATCGCTATCTTGAAAAAGCATTATCCAGAATTATGCATATAGAGCATTCTATGAATGCTCCATTATGCATATGCATAAATTCACCTTAAAGGATCTATATGAAGAGATACTCTAAAACTGATTTAGTAAACGACCTTTCGCTTTTTCATGTTTTTGCAGACGTACCTAAAGCGCAAGTTACTGCTTTTGTAAACGACTTTCTTCAACTTTTGAAAACAAAAGTAAAAGAAGACACTGTCGTAGCGCTATCAGGATTTGGTAAATTCGAAAAGTACGCTTATACTAAAGATGGTAAGCCAACAGGCAAATTTAAACCTAAGTTTACTGCGTACGGAGAATTTAAAGACCTGGTAAACGCATGACTTGGCTCTTTAACCATAAAGAAGTGACTTGTTTTGAAGATCTAGACGCCCCTACGGCATATGGCTTCATTTATGAAATAACCTATGTAGACGGTACAAAGTACCTAGGCAAAAAGAATTTCTTCAAACAGGTCAAACTTCCGGCACTAAAGTCAGGCAAACAACGACCTGATAGCACTCGAACTTACAAAAACCTTAGCGGTAAACGAGTCTACTACGACGTCGTACAAAAACCGTCAAACTGGCTAAGCTATTCTGGTTCTTCTGAACTAACAACAGAAAAAACCATTCTACGAAAAGAAATCTTAGCCTTAGCCTACTCTAAACGAGAACTTACCTATCTCGAAGTAAAGTATCTGTTCTTGCAAGAAGTCTTAGAATCAGACCTTTATCTCAACAGCAACATTTTAGGCAAGTTCTTCAAACTAACAAAGGACGCCAATGAAAAACATCAACACCCGTAGACTTATGGCCGATGCCAAGTTCTACGAGTCTTATGCTCGTTATCGTGACGATCTTGGCCGCTACGAGACTTGGGACGAAGCAGTCTCTAGAGTTATGTCGATGCACCGCACTCGCTACGCATCGATCATGACCCCTAAACTAGAGTCTCTTCTCCAAATAGCCGAAACCGCCTACAAAAACAAAGAAATCTTAGGGGCACAACGAGCCTTACAGTTTGGTGGCGAACAGCTATTAAAGCGAAACGCCAAACTCTACAACTGTACAGCCTCTTACCTAGACCGCCCTTCTTTCTTTGGCGAATGTTTCTGGCTAATGCTCTGCGGCTGTGGTGTAGGCTTCTCTGTGCAAAAACAGCACATTGCAAAACTACCACCAATAGCAAAACGAACTAAACAAGCTAAGACTTTTATAGTAGAAGACTCCATTGAAGGTTGGGCTCGTGCAGTCCAAGCGCTAATGGACAGCTTTTTCACTACCCCTAGTGAATATCAAGGCCGTAAACTCTACTTTGACCTAACAAAAATTAGACCTAAGGGAGCAAAGATCTCAGGAGGCTTTAAAGCCCCAGGACCAGAACCTCTCCGCAAGGCCTTAGACAAAATCGAAAAACTGATCAAAGACCATTTGGACACTGGAGCAACGAAACTCTCCACTATCGTAGCCTACGACTGCGTAATGCACATCGCTGACGCAGTAATCTCAGGCGGTGTACGTAGAGCAGCAACAATCTGTCTATTTTCTCACGACGACACAGACATGATCACTGCTAAAACTGGAGATTGGTGGCACACCAATAGTCAAAGAGGACGTAAACATTACTGCGTCCCTACGAAGTAATTCGTAGAAAACAACTTCTTTAATTGCTGGAAACTCCTAACGTAAAGTCGAGGACAATCAGCAGCCAAGATGATCGTATTAAAACCCTAACGAGGTTGAGCTAACTTTAAGTATAAAGATAGTATAATACGACATAAGGTTCAACGACTAGTCGAAAGACGTAGGGTTCAAGTGAACTCGAAACGGGAAGCCCCTATACTCGTTATTTATAGGGTGAAGATATAGTCTGAACTTTTACGAAAGTAAAAGGATTTTAATTGTATTATAAATTTATAGAAAAATGTAAAACCCGAAGCATACCAACTAATGTCTACACTGAGGTACACCATATACTACCAAAGCACGTAGGAGGAGGAAACTCCGATGACAATCTGATAAGGTTAACCTACAGACAGCATATATTAGCTCATCTACTGCTATACAGAAAATATCGTAGAATAGAAGATCTAACTGCCTACAGACTAATGAAGAGTCTACCAGTAGAAAGAAAGTCTATCATTGGAAAATTGATAGGTGAGCAGCATCTACAGTCTGGCCATATACAAGCGCTAGGTAAACGAAACGTTGAGACTAATTGGATAAATGAAATAAAAACCAAAGAAAGTCTCAGTCGTGGAGGTAAACGCGCAGGACAGATAGCCAAAGAGTCAGGACAAATTTACACAATAGCTACTAAAAAGTCTCGTAGCGCTGGTGGTATAACCCAAGGCAATAGGGCTAAAGAGTCAGGACAAATACAAAAATTAGCTAAATATAAAGGTAAATATGTATTAATAGCTCCTGACGGAACCGAGTACCAGCACGCGTTTCAGATGTCAGAGGCTTTAAAGCTCCCTAGACGTATATGCACAAGTAGGTGCAGACAGGGCTCAGGCGGATTTTCCAGGCGACTTAAAACACCTGAGGAATTAGCCTCTGCCTTTGATAATATCACTGATGCTAGCACAGAGGTGTTCACGCCAGACACTTTACCTAAAAAGCCCCCTACAAGCGACTACTGGTGGATCTGCCCTAAGGGCGTAAAGTACCCTACAGCAGTAGAGCTAGCAGAAGCCTATGGCATAACTACCCCTATGGCAGCAGGTCGCTGCCGTAGAAACAACATGGGATTTTCCCGACAATTAAAATCAGTGTCAACTAACGCCTGACACTTAACACATGAGTAATAATTCAGCCGTACTAAATCGTACCGACACCTCTTACGAAAAGTTCCAATCCATAATGGAATCAGTAAAACATTCAGGCGAACCAGGATTTATCTGGACAGACGACCTAGAAGCCCTATTCAACCCGTATCTACATGCGGCATAGTAAAGTGATTTACTATGAAAACTACAATTAAAACATGGAAACCCCTATGGGGCAATCATGTGCTAACTCGATATGAGGAGTGCAGAGACTATGAAGAAGATTAACGATCAAAAAGAACTAACTAAGTTAGTTGCCTATATGACTATGGGAGATGGAGGAGTGTACAAGTACTCCAATAACAAACATGGCTATTTTGTAATGAATATGGTAGAAAAGAACAAAGACTATGTAGAGCTATGCAAGAGCGTTTTAGACAACATCACAACAACTAAAATCTATAGCATAGACAAAGGCGAAGGACGACAACCTCAACTTCGCTTACAAACATCTCAACATCCATTCTTTTCTAAGTTAAGAAACCGCATCTACACAGGAAACTACAAAGGCGTAGACCCTCATTACTTAAAACTATTAGACTACGAAGCCTTAAGTTTTCTCTATATGTCAGATGGTTCCTTAGTAAAAGACAAAAGAACTAAAAACAGCTTCAACATCATATTAAATCTAAAAAGACTTTCTTACGGAGACTTATTTATTCTTAAAAAAGCCCTAAAAGACAAACTAGATTTAGAGTGGAATATCAATAGACAAGGTAAATATTACTACCTAAGACTACGTTCTAAAGACAATGAAAAATTCTTAACAAACATTAGCCCATACATTACAAAAAGCTTTCAATACAAAATTCTTCTTTGAAAAGTGTAGCTCTCGAAAGAGATGGTGATATAGTCCGACCCTTACAGCAATGTAAGGAGTAGTACAGAAATGTGCTACCTAGTAACATTTGGTGTAGAAATAGGCATGCAAGGTTACACCGCTTCAGGTGAATCTGGTTGGCAATTTTGCAACTTAGTTGAGCTAAACGGCTCCAAATCAAACACTCCTGAAGAGTTCTATGAACAATGCAAAGCAGGAGCAATTTTAGGCACAATCCAAGCCGGTTACACTGACTTCGATTTCATGCCTCCAGCAACAAAAGAAATCGTAGAACGCGAAGCCTTAATAGGCGTAGGCATTACTGGCTGGATGAACAATCCTGACGTACTTTTTGACGCCAAAGTCCAACGCAAAGGCGCTGAAATAGTAAAGCATTGGAACAAAGTAACAGCAGACCTAATTGGAATCAATCAAGCTGCTCGTACAACCTGCGTAAAACCAGCAGGAAACTCTAGCGTCTTACTAGAAACAGCATCAGGCATCCACGGCGAGCACTCTCCACGCTACATTCGTTACGTTCAAATGAACAAAGAAACAGAAGTAGGTCAACTATTCGCAAAAACTAACCCTGCAATGGTAGAAACTTCTGTCTGGTCTGACCTAGACTATGTCATAGGCTTCCCTATCGAAACAAAAAAAGGCTCAATCTATAAATCCGACCTACTAGGCGTAAAACAACTAGAGTACGTCAAACAAGCTCAAAACAACTGGATTGAGTACGGAACAAACAAACATCTATGCGTAGCTCCATATCTTCGTCACAACGTATCAAACACTATCACAGTGGACGATTGGGACGAAGTAACCAAATTTATCTACGAAAACAGAGACTCTCTTTGTGGTGTATCCCTACTAGCTGCTTCTGGCGACAAAGCTTATCCACAAGCCCCATTCACAGAAGTATTAACACACAAGCAAATCGTCAACAAGTACGGCGAACTAGCCCTATTCACTTCAGCACTAATAGAAGCAGGCCTATCAGCCTTTAACCACAACCTATGGTTAGCAATCGACACCTGCCTAGGCTATGGTGAACAGCTTACAGACGAGCACAAAGACCTCTACAAGCGAGATTTTGTTCGACGCTTTAACAAGTTCGCACAGCACTTCGAAGACACTGCTAAAATAACAAGCATACGTCAGGACATTGCTGACATAGCAGCAGAAGTAGCAACTAGCTACGAAGAACTCGAACAGCTCGACAGCGAATCTGAAGACTTTGACTCTGTGCTGTACGAACATATACACGCCCAGCTACGAGCACTTACCGACAAGAAAGAAGCCCTTGAACAGGAACTTCAAGCAGAGCTCACTAACGCTCGCAACATTTGTGGTAACTGTCTTAAAGATGTCTACAACTTGCACAAGTGGTGGAAAATCACTAACACTGCCACTGACATCGACTGGACAACGCAGTTATCCGCCAAACGCTACGTAGACGTAGACACCCTAGGCGCTCAAGCCTGTAGTGGTGGTCAGTGTGAAATCGAGTTTTAGCCATGACTTATACAGAATGGTCTAATCAACACACACAAAAACGCTCCAGCCTCCAACGAAAGTTGGAAGGTTGGGGCTTAACCAAAGAACAAGTCATAGACTATTTTAATTATGACAATATGGTCAAAAACCAACCAGATTTTTGCCCTCTATACAAAAGCAACACTAAATGCCATGACATTGACAATCTTAACTGCTATCTTTGTGGTTGCCCGTATTTCGAGTGCTCTGACGAACCACTAGAGACTAGACTTGACGGCAACAAAGTATTTAGTACTTGCACTATCAACTCTAAATTCAGCAATGTCTTCAGCTACGACAACAGCACTCATTGCGACTGCTCTAATTGCACTATACCGCACACTAAAGCAGCCGCACTTCAACACTATGAAACATTATCCCCAATAGAAGACACCTGTAGCCTTCTAGAGACTATTCGTAGCTGGCAACTTGCTGATATATTTGGCAAATTCAAACTCTTTTAAAGGAAAAATTATGTATTACTGCCCTAGCTGTAACAGCACAGACTTAACATTAGGTTCTTCGGGTTATTATTGTTGTAACACCTGTGGTGCTCACAACATCGTTCAATACGAACTCAACACTACCTCTATAGAAGAGCAGATTGACAACAGTGATAACCACAAGCTCGACAAAGGCAAACTTCAGTATTCATTAATACCTCCAGTAGCACTACAAGCCTTAGCAAAAGTGCTAACCTATGGAGCTAAAAAGTACGCCCCTAATGCTTGGCGAAGCGTTCCTGACGCTAAACGACGCTATACAGACGCTCTTTATCGCCACTTGGAGGCTTGGCGTTCTGGCGAAAAACTAGACCCTGAATCAAAGCTGCCTCATATTCAGCATGCCCTAGCAAACTTAGCCTTCTTGACATATTTTGACCAAAAGGACACTAATGGAACTAATTGATATCACCCCAGCAATACCTAACAACAGAGTTTGGGATTGGGAAGTACCAATAATCACTAATAAACACATAACAGATGTGTACATCACTGACAGTATAGACAACCCGAGCCTATACAACGAACTATGCCACCGATTGCGTACCGCTGACCCTATTGACCAGTTCAATATTCATCTCAACACACCCGGCGGCATCATCGATTCAGCATTCATGATTATCGACGCAATCAAAAACTCTCGCGCTAACATAGTAGCTTGTTTATCTGGTACAATCGCTTCAGCCGGCACACTAATAGCTTTAAGCTGCAACGAACTCCAAGTAGCAGACTACACTGCTTGGATGTCGCACAACTATAGCGGTGGAGCTTATGGAAAAGGCCACGAAATGAAAGCACGTCAAGAATTTGTAGATTCACAAATCAACAAAACTTTTCACGAGCTTCATGCAGGTTTCTTCACCGAAAAAGAGATAGAAGCCATTATTGAGGGAAAAGACTTTTGGATGGGTAAAGACGAAATTCTAAAGCGTTGGGAGGCAAAACAAAAGCTTCTATCAGCAGCAAAAGAAGCTACTAATGCCTAAGTACCTAGTACTAGACACCAACATTCTATTGTTAGACGCCAACAACTTAGTATCTATCGCTAACGAACACCCAAACACCATTATCGTATTACCCGAAACCGTATTAGACGAAGTCGACGCTAAGAAGTCAGGCCACTCAGAATTAGCCTACCAAGCTCGTTCTGTAGGCCGTCTCTTAAACTCTGCAGCCTTCATAGAAACTGTAACCAAAGACCAACTAACCGTAAACCGGCTTCGCCTTAATAACATCGAAATTCATATTGTGTCTACTACGTACCCTGCAATGGAGACTACTGCACCAAACATCGTTAACGACCGAAAAATCCTGCATGTAGCAAAAGCCTATCACAACCTTTACAAAAACGTCTGTTTTATGTCTAACGACGTGATGTGCCGTATTCGAGCACAATCTTTAGGCTTAGCCACTACAGACTACAAAGTCGTAAGCGATATCGAACTAGAATTCGTAAAGGAACTGACAGTAGACTCAAAGCTATTCTCTAACCTTCACACTCTAGACATCACTACCGTAGACCCTAATTACCGACCTGAGCACTACAACTACATATTTATCGATGCTTTTACAGAACAGCGCAAACTAGCAACCATTACTAACGGCGTAGTCCAGGTTATAGGCAAAGCTACTGAAAAAGAAATTAGAGCTCAAGACTTTCCGCCTATAAACTCTGGACAACTGTTTCTGTCAAAAGCAATTTTAGACCCACAAATCGACATCGTAGTTTGTGATTCTAAAGCCGGTACAGGTAAAACCCTAACAACTCTGTCTAACGCTATCAAACTCGTACGCGACACTAAAACACCCTACGAATCGATAGTGTACATACGTTCGTCTGTAGACGACTTAGAAAAGGCTGAAACCATAGGATATTTATCCGGCAACTCGGAAAAGGTAGAAGTCTACATCAGACCTCTAGAAGACGCCCTAGAAGCTATAGTCCGTAACCGCCTAAAATCTAGCAAGCGTAAGGGTGTAGACCTAGAGACAGCTGTAGCAGACGGTATTCAAAAGCTCAAAACCCAATGCTCTATTCAAGGCATCATCACTTTAGGACTAAGAGGACGAACTTTACGCAACTCCGTCATCATCGTAGACGAAGTAGCTAACTTATCAAAAGCGTCCTTACAAAAAGTCTTAACCCGCGTAGGTGAGCACTGCAAAGTAATTCTTGTAGGCTCTAACAAACAAATTGACAACTTGTACCTAACGAAGTACACCAATGGCCTATCAGTAATTCTCGATGCCTGTCGTCAATCGCACCCTAACGTTCGATTACACGCAGTAACTCTACCAAAAGTCGTTCGAGGCAACATCGCAGAGTTCGCTGAAGACCTATTCACTCAATCTTAACACAAAGGAACAAAATGAAACAAATGGACATATTCGACTTTTTTGAGTATTTAGAGTCGGTAAGCGTATCAGCACACGACACTAAATCTCAAGACTTAGAGAACGACGAAGACACAGAAAGTAAAACTGACCAAGCTACGGAAGTATCTCCGGTAGAAATTGTATTTATGGCCGCGCTAAGCAAAGATGACTTAAACGTTGCTCTTGCTGCAGCTATCTATCTAGAGGAACACACTGATGCAGAATCCGATTAAACGCATAGTGCAGTTCAATCAAAAAGCCGGCCTGCTTGAACAAGGCTACGACGATTTTTTAGAGTCATCTTTCCAAATCGAAGAAGCTTTAGAAGGACTGCCGTCAGTAGCCAATTTAGCAGAAGTAGTTAACGCTAAATCTGACAAACCTAAAGACGTTGCTCGTAAAATTGTAGAGATAGCCAACGACGGCCCATCACCATCCGATATCGAACGTTTAGACAAAGCTTGCGATGCAGTAGTATTTGCCATAGGGTCTATGGCTAAACTTGGCCTTACCGCACAACAAATCACTAAAGCTCTAAACATCGTAATGGACGCTAACACAGCAAAGCTCGCTATGCCTAAGGATCAATTCGGCAAACTAATGAAACCTGACAATTTCGTAGGGCCAGAAGCCAAACTTCAAGCAATCTTGAGCGAGTAATGTATCAAACATTAGTAAATCAACAGCCTTGCTTCTCTATCAGTTGTAGTGCTCACAAAAGATTTATTTAAGGAATAATTATGGACGGCATCGGATTTTTACTTATCGCATTAGCCACAGCATTCAACCTGCTCATTATTAAGCACAAACTAGAAAAACATCGCTACGAAGACGGCATTACCGACCTAGTAATACTAGCAGTACTAACCGTAGTGTTCGGTGGGTCTTACGGCGGACTAGTAGTGGCAACCATTACTTCAGCCATCATCAGCCTCTACTTTCTGGCCAACCCACCACACTTCTTTAGACTTAAATCTAATTCTAAAGCAACTAGTGACTTTTTCTACCACTTAAAACGAGCTCTAAGGCGTCCTTATGAATAGCTTTTTAAAGGCCTTAGGCCTAACAGTAGCTATTTTTGTTTTCTTACTAGTAACAATCGCTTTCCTCTATCTTAGCTATATCCTAGCCATAGGGCTAGGTATAGCTATTGTGTGCTACGTACTGTATCAATTTTTTAGTACACAGCCCTAATAGCGATTGGTACTGTACGCTCAACAAGGTCTCCCCAGTTCGCACCAAAATTGTACCAACTTCTGTTTAGCACTGATTGATCCATTATGGTCTCTAAACCATCATCAAGCATCGCATTATCGAATGTAGCTACTAGCAATGACCTTAATGGGTAGTCAATAGCAGTTTTAGAGATTATTCTCTGTATTCGTTTCGCATACTTAGTAAACATCACTAAGCCCATTCTGTTTAAGTACTCCTCAAAAGCAGAAGCAGGCTTACTATAGAAAATAAATTCATCACTAATCTGCTCAAGTCTTTCTTTATCCAGCCTAGCTTTCTTGCTAGCCATAAGTTGCTCGATTGATTCTCGAGCAACTCTAGCTTCAGTTAGCTGCTTCTTATACTTTTTAAGCTTCTTCTCATTAATAATCTTTAGCTTTTCATTCTGAGTAGCCTGCCCTAACAAGTCTCCCATTCTAAGCAGCATCTCCATATTTTTGTACCAAAGTGTATGCTCATTTAGCGTCATCCAATTCCAAACTGTTTTCACCCCTTGCGGAAGCTTTTCTGTCTTTTTTAAAACATATTTTCCTATAGCGTTATTAGTTTTTGCGTCTTCTTCACTCAAGTCTTCAACAATACTTTCGTAAATCCCTGCTTCCATCAACTCATGTATCGGATTACCCTCTAAATCTGCCTTCAATCTAGGTAAAGCACTCAAGTCTTCCTTAAGCACATTCCCTGCTTTTTTGATCTCTAACAATCTAGTGTACTCTTTATGCTTATTGATGTATTCACGAATGTTTCTAGCCTGTTCTACGTACATCTTAGCCAACTTTACTGGTCCTGTACCTGTCATCACACCAAACATAAAGTTACTCACAAAGTTGCCTATCACTACCATAGGCACTCTAATAAGAATGTCTACTTTAGCAATACTAACTATAGACTGCCACAGTTGCTCAAGCGCCTTCAAAGCCGTTCTTATCGCTGTTGGTAACTGCTTTATCAACTTAGCGTTAGCCAATGTCCAATGTCTAAACCCAAAGTAGTGCAACACCATATCTCTACGTACAGCTACCATCGGCAATCCAGTTCTAGTCTCAATGTCTTTTCTCATTGAACTAGGCAACAGCTTCCATATCTCCCTACCTTCCTCTGTCGGCGCGTTAGCAGAAACCTCTATGTACTCATGCCCATTGTGACCAGTGATAAACCCTTCTTTATAGTTTTTGCGCATATCTTGTAACAATACATCTAACACTTTTTCGTTATGCTCCTTAGTACCCGCTTTATCCGCAATACTAGCCACTGATCTACCTAGTACTTTACTAATAGCAGTATCTTGCTCAAGCACTTCTTTCTTATTACTCTTACTCATTGTAAACCTATAGTCGACAACCTGTCCTTCATCGTTAAGCAAAGGCATAACACTACCAGCAGCTGCTTCCACATCTATCTGCCCTTTCAGCATTGCCGTAGCCAATTTAGTTCGTCTAGTATCTAGCTTAGTCTTATTGATTTTATTCAATTCATTATTGACCCCGCCTGACACACTTGCAATAACTTCTTTAACAGTAGTACCTCGTTTAGCCATTGCCGTCAATCTTGTTGCAGTCCTATAGTACTCCTGCCTGTTAAAAGTCTTAGACTTGTATAGCGCCATCTTAGGCAACCCTAACGCCTCATCCTCAGCCAAGTCACTAACTTTTTCGTACCCTTTTTTCTTCATCTCTTCTTGCTGACTTGCAGGAGCAATCTCAATAGCAATACTATCGTTAAACAGCTCTTTAGAGTACCCCTTAATCATGTTGGTAGTCGAGTTAGCGAACACTAAGTCTTTACTATTCTCAATAAAACCTTCGTGTGTCTTAAGCACATTGAGCACACCTTTCTGCTCATCTTCAATCAGCTTCGCTACAACTTCTTTCTCATACGTATCTGCATAGGCCAGTGCCTCTAGCGAAGCTAGCTGATCGGTCAATGCTACTTCTTCTCTAGTAGCCTCTCTTTGTTCAGTCAACAA